CCCGTAGGGGCCTCTCAGGGCAGTTCACACCGCCTTAGAATGGACACGGCTGATTACCGTGGTATTCTATTCTTCCCTGTTGGCTAATCACCAGCAGAAAACGGGTGGAGCTCGCGTTATGCGAGATCCGTCTGGACCTTCCCGGGATACCGGGAGGTTCGGTCCACGTACAGATGGAGGCTTGATCGCCCTCCCTCTGTACCTCCACGAAGGTGATTTATGAGATACAGAGAAACTGAGCTACGCTCTGCACTTACGCAGACGTGGAGGTGGTGCCATACCGTAACTGCGCCGAATGCTCCTTGGAGCACGTCGGTTGTAGCTAACGCGAACGGCACTTTCAACTCATGCTCTGATATTCTCACGCCGAACTTCGTGGGTCGTCAGCGTCATGGAGAAGTTATCGTTAACCCTTTCTCAATTGAGAAGACTACGGTTATTGGTGGTCTCGGCAATGTCGAGCTACGCAATCGCTGGTCAGATGGGAGCGAAAGCTTCGCGAACCTCAACGGTGGCGGCTGGGGGCTGGGTAACAACCCGTACCAAGCAGCAATCGGACGAGCTAACGCCGTCCGGAACACCACGGGGCATGACGCGAAGGTTGCGAGCCTTACAAAGGTTATCGCGACCGAAGCTCGAAGTAGGATTGCGCAAGCAGGCAACAGCGCGATGGTCGACCTAGCGGAAGCTAGGGAGATTCTAGCGTTGATGCAGAACCCCCTTAAACAGGGGTTGAACCTTGCGCACGCCATTGAAGGGCGTATCCAATCCTTCGGGCGGCGGGGGGCTAACTCTAATCGGGTCCGTGAGGAGAGCGCTAAGCTCTACCTCCAGTACCTATTTGGAGTACAACCGATTGTGAAATCAGTTGAGGGCCTTCAAGACGCGTATATCAACACTCTGCTCAATCTTCGGAAGAAGCGCGAGCGCGCCACAGCGCGAGACTCCGTAACATCAACCCTTTCAGGGGTTGCGGACGCATCGTATGGTGGTATCGGGTGCAATCAGGTATACGACATCACCATCAAGACCGAGGTCAGTTGCGGATTTATCTTCAACAACCTCAATTTTGATGATCCAAATCGCGAGTTCGGGATGCGGCTTACCGACATCCCTAGGACGGCATGGGCAGTTATGCCCTACTCGTTCCTCATCGACTGGTTTACGAACGTGGGAACGTTCATATCAGCGTTAACTCCGATTCCTGGCATCAACCATTTAGGCGAATGGACAACTGTCCACGAGACTACAACTGGTTTTGTCAGGGCCGACCACACTGGATCCGTATCGGGCTGGCCGAACGGTGTATGCGTGAAAGGTAAGGAAGGGCAACCCGCAAAAATATCGCGGGTTACCATCACTAGGGTACCAAATGTTCCGTACCCTATGCCTTCTTTCCGTCAACCGACGGATAAGAAACCGGACCTTGTAGGCGCTGAAAAAGCTGTAACGCTACTTGCGTTATGGACCGCTCAGCACCGCAAGGTATTGTCTTTATTCATGGGGTGACAATCCCCGTTAAGGAGTAGCTTAATGGCTATCGTTATCAATACGAAATCGTACGCTCGTGACATCTCTACGTCCGCAAACGCAACCCCTTACATTGGACCGTCCAATACGGTCTCAATTAAGGACTTTCTGGCTGCGCGCCGTGAACCTGCAAAGGCCACGTCTGCGTATTCTGGAACCGCACGCGGCGAGATGAAGCTGAAGCGCACTGCCAACCTCGTGGGGTCTAAAACGACTACCGGTGAGGCGATCGCGATGGCAAACATTGCCATCCCTGTGGGCATGACCACCGCGGATATCGACACGTTGCTGACCGACTTTGCAACTTTGGTTGCGTCGGCTGACTTCAAGACCTTCGTGAAAAGCCATGCGTTCCCCGCTTAATCAAGCGGGCATGGCAGCGAAGGAATTGTTGTTTGGCGTAGTACTCTTGTTGGTACTGCTGCTCATCATTCGTGAAGATCTAGGAGCTTCTTATGAAAAAGAAACCCATCCGTCGGCAGGGGTCACGTTACCACCTGACGCGGTCCGAGCAATTGTCGCTCCTTGAGCGAGTAGTCTCGGATTTTGTAAGCGAAAACCCCTTCCCAGTCGAATTTAAGATTCGTGTTCAGTGGGCCCTCAATGAGGGCAACTGGCGTGATCTCATTCTTCTGGCTGATGGTATAGCCCGTACAGTGTACGGCAACAGGGATGAGCACATCCTGTTCCATCAGTTTGCGTCTCTTATCAGGAAGGCTAGTTTCATCGACCTTGGGATCGACAGGGCCAATGCGGCTCTGGAGACCCTACTTCGCGTTGAGCGAAGGAATCGGCTGATGAACATGCTCTTTCGAAGAAGACGTGCGACGCCCACGGCATGGGATGCTGTGGTCTATCAGATGCAACGTTATATCGTTAAGGTGCTCTCTCTTGGAGAGCGCCGCGACGAAACGGGCTTCAGGAATCCTGAACCAAATCTGAAGAAGATCCTGTCAAACTGCAGGATTACGTCGGGGGCCGCTGTAGGAGTACATGGTAACGCCACCCACATCGAGCGCAAGCTCGGTGCGATGTGGACCGTTACTAGCTCCTGCGTCGATCTCGCCTTCTCGGCTGTGCTGCTTAACTGGCACATGGCCGAGCACCTACTCTCACCGGATGGTGGGATAGTGTGTTTGGACCCCGTTGAACTACGCAAAAGGTTCAACGGTAAGTTGGCTGTGATTGATTACAATAAATATGATAGTGTCCCGAAAACAGCGAAAACCGAACGTGGTATAGCTGTTGAACCGTTGCTTAACCTCTTCATCCAAACTGGTATCGACGCCGTACTGCGCGAGAAATTGCGTAGGATTGGTATCGACCTGTCTGACCAAGGACGCAATCAGCGTCTCGTGGTCGAGGATGACGATGGAGGGCCGGATGGTTGGTGCACCATTGATTTGAGTAGCGCATCCGACACGCTCGTTACCGAGCTAGTCAAGGATGTGCTGCCTGCGTCGTGGTACGACCTTCTGGACCGAGTTAGGTCACCCCGCACTCTGCGCGGCGACCAATGCGTGGCGAGCAATCGCTTTGCATCTATGGGCAACGGTTTTTGCTTCCCGCTTCAAACTCTCATCTTCGCTGCTGTTTGCCATGTAGCCTCCCGGGAAACCGGGGGATCTGGCGATTGCAGCGACTTCGCCGTTTACGGCGATGACATAATCGTTCGTCGGCGGGCGTTCAATCGAACGCTTGAGCTGCTTCGGATGATTGGATGCGTACCCAATCCCCGGAAGACTTTCGGGTCAGGTCCTTTCAAAGAGAGTTGTGGAGTGGACGCATATAACGGACAGGATGTCCGTCCTGCGGAAATCAAGCAACTGGATACAATTGCGCAGGTTTATTCCTTGCACAACCAGTTCTTGAGGCGGCCCCATCTAAGGGGTATCACCGACCGAACCCGTGAGGGTATAAGACGGTTCGTTGGAGAACATCGCAAGTACTATTTCGTAACCAACTCGGATCCTGCGGTCGTGCATCCCCTCCTTGCGGGGGAAACGTACGATTGCGGTTTCTGGGTCGGCCAAGATGCCGTGCTTAGTTCTCCCAATGCTCGCTTTTGCCGGAACACGCAGACGTGGTACATTAAGGTACTTAGGCTGCGAGCTAAGGCTGATCCGCAGGCTAATGGTGGGGGAATTCCCCTGTTGTGGGCCGCGCTTAATGGCGCGTCTGCAACTTTACCATTCGTCCTTCGACGGAGCGTTATGTACTCCACCTCGTGGTTCTCTACGGGTGGGGTCTGCGTTTCGGCGACTATTAGCTGATAACTTCGGTTAGAAGCTTTCGACTTCGGTCACCAGGGTAGCAACATCATTTGGTGCTAC